TTAATCCGAGGTCGACTCCGAGCATACATGCTCCTTCCTTAAGTCATACATACTCATAGAGAAAGTCTTGAAGCAAGCTTTACACTCAAAGGCTAGGTAGTCCATGACAGGATGCTGAGCATAAGCAGTAGCTTTCTTTTCACCACAATGCTTACACTTTATCGGTACCTTGGCGTAGTCTACGTCGCACATCTGAGATCTCCTTCTGTGCCCCCTTGACTGTCATAGTATCGTAGTCAATGAAGACTTGAACCTTAGGGTTAGTAGACCCCAATCGATTCTTTGCAACCTTAAGCCACATTACCCCTTCTGTTTTTTCGTCGTCCGTTTGGGAGAGGGTGATGGCAAGATCGGCCCAGTTGGCCTTTCCAATATCCTCTGCGATATCCCAAAGGCCTGTCTTACCTTTCTTGCCCGCTTCTCGAGTTGCTTGGCTCGCTGTCCAGACGGGGACGTTGAACTCATTAGCTAGTCTCCTTAACCCGGAGACAATAGAGGATAGTTCATATCGTCGTTCCTTGTATTGCTTAGGGGAGTACATCAAATCAGCATGGTCTACAATGATCACATCGAATGGGAACTTGTTCGCCTTAAGCCTGTCGAGATAAGCTCTCAAGTCAGGGACAGAGACTAAGGCTGAGGTGTAGTCTTTGATGTGAAGGCCAGCTCCTCTTGCTTCCAACGCTCGAAGCTTCGTCTGAACTTTAACAGGCTCTTTGGCGACCTGTGAAAACGTAGTCTTAGTAATCCGACAATCAAACCGTCTAGCCACTTTGCGGGGCCTGATTTCCAGGGTGGCATACACGACCTTCTTTCCTCTAAGCATAGCTCCATATCCGATATTGACGAGGAGCAAAGTCTTTCCCACACCTGTTGGTGCAACGATGATGCCAATTTCCCCTGCGGCAAGCCCCCCACTAATAGAATCATCAAGCTCTTTTGACAATCCCGTAGGTATTCTCTCTTCACCGCCCTCATCATTGTTTCGCTTAAGAGGGTCGTGGAAGTAATTGTAGGATTCCTCTGACGTCTTGGTGTCGATGAGGATTGCTTCGTCGATTCGCTGTCTGACCCTATCAAGGTCTGCCTCCTCTCCTGAGTCAAGCTTCTCAATAGCCTCTAAGATAGCATGCTTGAGAACCTGACGTCTAGCAAACCGTTTCATGATCTTTGTTATGATAGCTTCGTCCTTGACCGTATTGATTCTGATTCGACGAATGAGCCCCCGATACTTAGCCTTATCACCTGCTTTAACTTGAGTACTGAGTAGAATCCTCAAGCTACGCATTGTGATAGTATCACTCTTCTCTTCTTGATGGTGGTTGGAGATGAGGTTGTAAATGAACTTGGTCTCGGAAGACTCAAACAATTCTTCACGTATGTAACGTGTGCTCTTGAGGTAATAGATCCTGCTCCTGATACTGGAGAGGACTTGATACTCCAAGGCATCTACCGCCATGAGCGAATCTCCCAAAAGATTAAGTGGTCAGGATGCTTCCCTACTTCCTTAGAATAAATGCTCCACTCAAATAACTCATTTTCCTTAACTGTAAATCTTAACACATCTAGAAGAGTTTGAGCTGGGTGAATCACCTTACCAAGAGTTTTGTCAGTATCTACTGATACATGGTTAAGTCTACTACTGCTTTCTAACTCTCTTACAGTACCTGGTCCCTTAATCCATTCAACGATAAACTTCTTTCCAGTATGAGCAAAATTACCACAGAAGAGAGAATCATTGGGATCAATACCTCTGAAGACTAAGATCCGATATCCCTTCTTAATGAAGTCTGGCATTTCAGCTGCTGCTCGATGAAGAGAAATATTAGGCCTAAAAGGACAAAGCTTTTCCCCATCTCTCTCAGTCCTAATAGATACTTTCCCTTGAGCTTCTGAGTAAAAAGCTTTCCACTTATCTAGCTTATTCTCTTCAAACTGCTTGAGTTCCAGAAGAAGAAGGGGCGTGTTAAGCCCCCTCCTCTCCAACTCCTCGAGACTAGCCAACTTACCCATCAGTAATTGCTCCTGATACGGAAGAGGTTCACCTCTGACTTACGGTAATAGTAATCGTACAACTTCTCGTTACCCATGCCGAAGTAGTTAACGAGTGAGATGAAGCTAGCAATCATACGCATGAGACAATCATCGAAGTAGGCTTCATCGGTAAGGACTGGAGTCTGCTTCCAGGGCTTCATCTTAAGAGTGTTACCCAAGATCCCCATACTCATGACGAAATGGTCCATAGAGCCCGGGCTAGGGTAATGGTCCTTAGTATACATCTCTACGAAGAGGTGACGTTTCTGGGTAATAACACATAAGCCGAGCACGAAGTGAAGTGCATCAGCCATCTCTTCATATGTCTTCTCTTGAGGCTCACTCTTAGCTAAAGCTTCAAGAGCTTCGCCGACCTCTTCTGTAATTCTCCAAAGGAAGTCTTTGATTAGCACTTGTCCCGTAGCACTGTTGACTTCGATAAACTCAGCAGGACGTTTCTCAATCTGCCAGTAGTGTGCTTCCAATTCACTCTGTCTACCCACCATAATGGAAGCAGCTTCGGCTTTAGTCACAACTGTCGGGCTTTGCACGTCATTTACATTCATCGCCAGACCATCTCCTGTCTTGGTTTACCCCAGCACTTCTGCCTAAACTGGCAGCTCTTACAATCCCACGAGCTCTTCTTGAACGGCCTCTTAATCAACTTCTTCTTTGCACTCATTACTTCAATCTTAGCTAGCTTCTGTAGAGTCTCATCCAGTAAGGCTTGGTCAAAGTCAAACCAGAAGATCCTAAGAGCTGAGCTATTCTTGTCCTTGAACAACAAGAACCCCTTCTTCTTTCCGTAGACATCGAGGTAAGTGTTGAGCTGCCCTACGTAGTGGGGGTATTTGGATCGAACATCGTCGTTTGATTTAAGTCCCTTGAAGGAGAAGGTTGTGATCCCTTTAAGTTCTCCGACGTAGGTTCCATCGAAGTGGAGATCACACGTGGTGGTAATGATGATTGGTATATTCTCACCGTTATATTCAACGACATATCGCTTCCAGGCGGGTTGCTCGACGTTAGTAAGCCGGCCAATCTTTGCAAGCTCGGTCCGAAGAGCTTCGTGATGTAAGTGTCCGTCTCTAAATAAGAGAGCAAGTCTTGGATCAATACTTTCCGGCTTGTAGCCGAGATTGGCGTACTGAAGTGCTCGGGTACAATCCCCAAGCTCACTTCCACGGTAGGACCCAGGAATTCTTGCTGGTCTCCACTCATCTTGGATCTCCTGTTCTGTCCTCTCGAGAATAAGACCTACGATATCTGGTGTCTTCATGTGACTCCAATGGTACCCCGAGTGGGATTCGAACCCACACTGTGAAGATTTTAAGTCTTCTGCCTCTGCCGTTGGGCTACCGGGGCACCTGTGATTAGTCTAACATATCAAATGCAAGAGGGTCATAGTATTCCTGAACCTCATCCATCCTTTCTTGATATTCTTTCAGTTCAAGCTCTTGCATCTTAAGCCTACTCATCTCCATCGTCATCGTCATCTTCGTCTTCATCATCGTCTTCATCGTCTTCTTTTGCGGGTCCCTTGGCCCTTTTCTTCTTGGGCCGATCCTCCTCTTCATCGTCATCATCCTCCTCCTTCTTCTTGCTTTTCCCACCGGAAAGCTTGTACCCTGCATCCATAGCCTCTTCGCCATAGTTCTTGGCGATAGCGAATTCAATCTCCTTCTCAGTCATCCATTCCAACACAACCTCATCTAACTTGTGCACCTGCTTCTTCCAATCGGGAACGTTAAGGGGGGTGGGACGAGGACGTACGGTAACCGTATACCGAGTCTGGAATCCTTCCCCTTTCCGCTTGAGAATAATGTCATGTCCTTCCACAGGATCAGTAACGTCCCCATAGTCATCTTCATCGAAGGCTTCAAGAAGAGTATTGATGAATTTCTTGTTGGCTCCATAAATCTCCACCTTCACCTTGTCGTCTTCGTTCTCTGCCTTTTCCGTACGCCTGACGATGTTGATCCAGTACTTCTTGCTCTGCCTAATCTTCTGAGCGAGCTCCTTATGGTCTTCATCCCCGCTGGACTTAAGCTTATCCAGGAACTCGCAAACGGGGCATCTTCCCCGCTCACTGAAAGCTGGACAAGGTATCGCTCGATCTCTTCCACCAATCTTGAATCCGTAATGAAGAGCTCCCACGAAGAAGAAACTGCCATTGGCCCCTTTGCCCCATGGCGGGAGAACTCTAATATAATTCTTGCCTGGGGTAGCCTTATAGTACTTGCCATCGCCCGCGGTTTCTTCGAAACGCTTCTTCGTCTTGTCAAGCCTGGTCTTAAAGCCATCGTCTTCCTCCACTACGCGCTTCTTCTTAAGCATACTCCTTTACCTCTTTCCAGTTGGGGCCAACCTGACATTCGATCACCATCGGTACAGCTAGCTTAATTCCAAATTCTGGGAGTTCCCTAATCTGATGATGCTCAGTCATGATTCTGGCCATATCAGCAACCTCTGACTTGTGACAATCAAGAATCCACGCATCATGAACTTGCGCGATAAAGTGACACCTACGCAAACCTTGCTTTTTCCTAGCTCGATTGGCTCTGACTCCACAATACAAGGTATAGTCGCAGACCCCCCCTTGAATCGGAGAGTTAATCGCCTGACGGAGCGCCTCCTTTCCTTGCTTGCTCCCGGGATCCATGATGGGTAGTCTTCTTCTCCTCCCAAATGGAGAAGTAACATACCCTCGTTCGATAACCAACTTACGAATGTTACGCTCGTATGGTGCCCAACCATAAAACCTAGCCTTCCATCTTTCAATAAACTGAGCAGCAATCTCTACTGAAGTACCCATCTGTTCAGCCATCTTATACTTACTAGCACCATACAAGATTCCGAAGTTAACGATCTTAGCTTTCTTACGTTCTTTATCTGTTACCTCAACGGTACGTTTTCCAAGAACTTGGGCAGCAGTCTCGCGATGGATGTCAGAACTTCCCCTATTGAATAGTCTTGTGAGGGTAGGTTCTCCTGAGACATGCGCAGCAAATCTGAGTTCGGCCTGAGACAAATCACACTGTAGTACCACCCCGTCGGCTCCATAACGACTAACAAAGAGGCTCTTAATAGGTCCCTCTCTAGGAATGTTTTGGAGATTGATATCTCTGCTAGAGAGTCTCCCTGTAACGGTTCCATCAAGCCTAAACCATGAGTGAATATAGCTACCGGGGCGTATGTGGTCCGAGAGTCCCAAGACATATGTAGACAACATCTTCCTGTTTTCCCGGAGTCTGAGGATCGCTTCAAGAAATGACTTCTGAGTAGCATCAACGTGACGAGAGTGGACCAAGCGATCAAGAGTATACTCAGTGGTGTCATATCCATCCTTCTTTTCCCATGGCTTAACCAACCCCATAGGAGGAAGATCCCACTTGTCGTAGATAATTTTCTTGATTTGCACAGGTGATCGGTCATTGAAGTCTGAGCCAGCTACCTCTAATATAACCTTTTCTGCTCTACGAATTTGCTTCTCGTAGTGGTTAGCAATACCGTCGATAATACTCATATCAATCTTGCAACCATTACTTTCAATCTCAACGAACAACTTGATAGCTTCACCTTCTAGATCCATGAGGGGACCAAGCCCTTGCTTGAGAAGCTTAGGCATAAAGACTTGATCTAACCTCAGTGCAGCATCTACATCAGCACATCCGTAAGGAATCATAATCTCTTCTGGTACATCTTTATGAGCACACTTGTTTTGCTTCCGGTAAGTTTCCAACCCTTCTTTGTGGTCTTTGAGACTTGTATAAGTGTTTGCCAGAGAGCCCAATGACTTGTCACGATTATTTTCGTCCAAGAGATGAGCTTCCAACATAGTATCCCTAACTGGGCCATGGATATGTATCCCTTCTTCTCTCAACCATTTCATATCAAACTTGATATTATGATTAACTATGGTACGAACCTTTGAACTAACAAGCGTTTTAATTTCTTCTTTGACTCGTGAAGTCCACCTAAGGAAGCATCCAGTGCCAGGGTTTGAACTAACCTGGACAGAAAGAATTTGTCTTCCTGGGAGATACGGGTCGAGCCCATCAGTTTCGAGGTCAAGAGAAACCACTGAAGCATTAAGCGTAGCCGGATCCTCTGAGAGGGAGTCAATACGTCTGTAAGAGGTAATATCTTCTTTAATGTCAAACCCACTTCTGAGGAGTTTGAAACCATATTCGAAATCCTCCACGATCTTTTCTGTAAGGTAGTCATTCCTCACGGCAGCAGCAGGATGGAAGGTCACGACCATAGGACGCTCCTTCTTGCCGATCCGGAAGAGCTTCTTTCTACTCGCTGTAACAGGCAACTTCTCTTTAGTTAATGCTTCTAAAGCTATTGCACCCATAGCAATGATAAGCTTAGGCTTTGCTTCCTTTATTTGTTTGAAAAGATTACTACGGTGGGCCGTAATCTCGGAGCTCTTGGGGCGACGGTTATCAGGAAGCTTATGTGGAACAGCGTAGGCAATAGAAAGGTTTTCACGTGAGAGATCAAAGGCAAAGAGAATACTATCCAGTAATTTGTCGGCCTTATCATAGTCACTTGGAGATTCTCCTACTAGCATTAACCTTAAATCTTTCAAGCTTAATTACCTCCCCATAATCTTTCAGTAATTCCCAGGTGTCAGGAGTTTCCCTATCAGAGAAGTAAACAACTCTATCAACCTTAGCCCCAACACACAATTTAAGGCATTCAGCACAAGGTACAAGAGTACAGTATAGAACCACTTCACCTGTACCGATTCCGATACCCGAGACCCCAGCGGATAATATTGCATTAACTTCAGCGTGGATAGTACGGCGACAGCGAATACCGCCAAAAGTAAGACAGTTACCGACGTCAGTGCAGTGTCGAACCCCCATTGGAGCCCCATTATATCCACTCCCTATGATTCTGTTACCCTTAGTAAGGACTGCTCCTACCATGGCTCTAAGACATGTACTTCGCTTTGAGAGGGAAAAAGCTAGGTCCATGAATAATTCTTCCCTCGCTATTCGTCCTATATCCTCCTTCTTTGAACATAGCTTTGTATCGTTTTTGCATTCTCCTTTCCGGCTTCCACTTCGACTCGTAGTCATAGTTCTGAGCCTTTCTGATGGAGTCCATACACATCTTGTGGAACTTATGATCGTATGGATTAAGTGGATAACCTGGCATAATCATATCTAAGAGAGGAAACCATTGCGCCAGACAATAAGCCATATCCAAGTGTAGCACAACAGAATCAAGACACTCACGCATCCCAGGAGGGACAGCAGATTCGAGGATATAGTCCAGAAAGTGAAAGTCAGCACCGAGAGTCTTTGTTGTCTCACTTGCGCGTAGAGTGAAGTTTGCCAATAGAGACCCAGGACGGTAATAAAAAGTACCGGCGACCATACAAGGTGGGGTAGCTTTACGACCTGAGCCAAAGATAATCCCATGAGTAGCAGGACTATCCAATTTCCTTTTATCCATATATGCACGACAACGAGCAAGCGATTCATCATTGAGGTAGTTCCTCTTTAGTCGGTTGATTCGGAAGTGTTTATACCCGAAAGTCTCTAAGGGGATTAACCGTTTCCACCTAGCGATCTCCAGAGTGACTCGTGGAACCATGTGACGATTGCCCAGACGATAATGTTCAAGAGCACGAGCGTCAAACATAAACGAATTAAGATTCCTCCAAGCGTCCGCACAGTTCTTGGCTTCAATGACCCGGCCTCTCTCATAGACTAGAAGATCCCTCTTGGCTTCAAATCCTTGGCGAAAGCGTGTAGAGACCCGAACTGCATTATCAGCTTCGAGCATGTAGCTCCCCATTCCTCAGCGAGAATAGCACCCATATGCCAGGCAATACTCATATCAATAGCAAAGTGAGTATAAAGATCACAGCTCCTCATGTTAACAATAGTATAGAATTGGTCACCCCTATGCAGGAACTGATAGTGCATAGTACAAGGCACTCTACCTCCTCCAACTCTCAATCCTGAATCCTTATCCTGATTGTAGATTTGGACTATCAACTGTCTACTTGAGGGATCTTTCTCATGGAAGTATCGTAAAGTATGCATCTGATTTGAACCATGGATTCGTTCTGGATAAGAGTAATGGAATTGATTCTTATCAGGAATCAAGAATTTCTCCCATACTCCCCTTCGGTGGATCCAAGACACTCCTGGATTAAGAGGATAGTTTGTAGGCACAGACAGTCTATCAGTTGCTTCAGTGCGTACATAATCCACACAATCTCCACCATCAAGCATCCCCAATTCTCCAAAGGACTGAGTCCAATCATCACCATTCGTCAGTGTGAATGAGTAGCCCAGGATCTCCTTTGTCTCATAATCAACGTCTCCAGTTATATCCTTGTCTTGATATGTTTTTGTCACTACCCTTGTACCCATCTCCCAAATGTCCCTTTCTACTTCTTTCACGGCTTCCCGGGCAGACTGAAAGATACGCATCAGAGATAATCCTCCTGAGAGTAGTTCTTGGAGTATCACCAGGATCCTTACCCTCTAACTGGACCATGATTGCTTTCTTTCCTCTACTCTTCAGTTCTAAAGTTAGCTTCATTGCATAAGACTCAGCATCAGGGTCTAAGCAGATTAACAGAGGATAAATTGAATCACAAAGCCTATCTATCTGTTCATCTGTTGCTTCTTTACCTAACAAAGCTACTGGCTGTGAGTGAGGACAACAAGCTAAATTCATTGCATCAAAGATTCCCTCACATACTACCCAGTAATAGATAGGACCATCCTTGAAGGGCATGAATAAGATATCACCCTTTGGCCAAGGAGCATTGATATACTTAGGTTCTGTACCATCATATCTTCTACATACAAAATAATCAGGATTATCTATATCTCCTACAGGAAATACTATAGTCTTAGTATATATACCATGCTTATCTTTACTATATCTAATATCATTTTCATATATCTTCTTATGATTAATACCTCTACTTAATAGATACTT